CGACCAGCGCCACGAGCGGCACGCTCGCGACCACCCTCTCGCCGCAGTCATTCGTGTATCACCCCGACGCCTTCGCCTTCGTAATGGCGGATCTGGTGGAACCGGACGCCGGCGCGATGTCAAAAACCGCGCGGTCGAAGGAACTCGGCTTTGCGATTCGGTGGGTCCAGCAGTATCAAATCGGGACGGACCAGATTCCCAGCCGTCTCGACATCCTGATCGGGGCAGCCACTATCCAGGCGCGGCTTGCGTGCCGCGTGTTTGGTTAAGGAGCAGGCGTCATGGCCCTCAATACCACCACGCTCACGTCGGCTGTCGTCATCAGCGATCGTCAGATCGTCGTCAGTTCCGCCACCGGCTTTGCCGCCGGCAACCAGATCCGCATCGATGAAGAATGGATGCAGGTCGCGGCGAACTACACGTCAGGCACGACCATTCCGGTCCTTCGGGGACGGGACGGCACGGCCACCGTCGCGCATCCGAAAACCGCCAACGTCATGGTGGGCCTCGTCAGTGATTTCACGCTGACGTTCCCCACCGCGATGCCGGACGGTGTGTTTCTCCCTGGCAGTTCGCCGTTCAACGTGTTCTCGTACAGTGCGACGGGCGCGATTGCGCTCCCGACGCAGCCGGGGATCACCGTCTCGATCCTCAACGGCACGAGCACGCTAACGATGACCTTGGCGGCGCCGCCCAGCGACTTGGACGGCACGATCATGATCATTGCGGGGAACGGGAAGTCGGCGTCCACTGTCGCCATTTCGGGCAATAACGGCATCGGCAATGCTGGCGCCGGCTATCGCACGATCACGTTCCAGACGGGTGGAAAAGTCTCGATCACCCTGCTGGCCGTGAACGGTGACTGGTTGGCGATCAACACGCCGATCACCGGCACGAGCACAGCGATTTCGGTCGCGATCTCGTAAGGAGCGACGATGCCTCAGACACTCAGCAATCCGTCGGCTGGCGGGGCGCTGGACCTCGAGCGCGATCAGCCGATTGCGGGTACCGTCGATGCCTTCAAACTGAACGTCTCCACCCCTGGCGGATCCATCGGATACGCCGCGGGTGGGGGCGTTGGCGGCACCGTTACGCAGACCACGAGCAAATCGACCGGCGTCACGCTGAACGCCATCTGCGGGCAGATCACGCTGAATGGCGCGGCGCTGAACTCGTCAACCTCCGTCGGCTTCACCGTCACGGACAATCAAGTCGCCGCGGCCGATGTTATCGTGGCCTGCTTGCAGTCCGCGAACACGGCGAACAGTTATACGCTCTCCGTCGATGCCGTGTCGGCGGGATCGTTCAAACTGTCGCTGCGGAACTATTCGGGCGGCTCGCTGTCCGAAGCGATCGTGGTCAACTACGCGATCATCAAGAGTTGTACGACGTAGGCTGTGGCGGACGATCTCTATTACGGCGATGCGGCACTGGGGCGGCGCGTGTTCGCCGCCACCGCCATTGTCACCGCCCCCGTTGCGTTCTCCACCGCCGCTGGGACGGGTGGTCCGCTGCTCTGGAACAATTCCACTGATACCATCGGGCGCGTCATCCGCGTGAGTTACGCGGTCACCACAGCTTCGACGGCGGCGGGTGCTTTGGGTTGGACCGGCGGCACAGGGCAGACGACAGCTCCATCGTCCACGACGGCCATCGATAGCATCACCAATTGCTATATCGGTGGTCCGAAGCCGAAAATCACCGCCTATCGTGTCGGGACGGTGAGCAATGCCGGCGCATTTTTCATTCCGCTCGGACAAGTCGGGACCACAGCGCTGACCGCGTTGCCGGATCAGTTGAATATCGTGGATGTGGAACGATTGGTGGTGATTCCGCAGAATGGTGGCTGGTGGTCAATGGCTGGTTCCGCGGCCCTCACGACGGCGGTGATTCAAATCTCCGTGTGGTGGGAAGAAATTTACATCGGTTAGGAGTCTGCATCATGCCAATGGTCATTACGCGCGATAGCGCCTTCGGAAAAGAACTCGCGCGCTGGGATACGCCGCGCAATCAACCCGTCACCGATTCCTCGGGTGAGCCAATTCGCAATCCCGATGGCACCGTCATGATGGGCATGAATTGTGTCGGCTATGAAGAATTCCCGAAGATGCTCTACAAGGCGCAAGTGAATCCGTTCACCGGCCAGCCCGCCGTCAGTTTCGTGCCGGCGATGCCGTGGGGCATGTCGCCAGCCGAATACGAGCAGAAATGCGCCGCCGCCGAACAGTTCACGCGCTCATGCCAGAAGGTCGTTCACAACGCCGACCAGGAAGGCATTGCGAAAGGCCAAGGCTGGTGCGTGATGCAGAAGGATGCGCTGGACCTCTACGAGAAGCAACAGCAGGAATTCGCGGAACTCGCCGCTCGCGCCGCCTATGACGCGCAGGCGATGTCCGCGAAGGCGCAGGCGGAATTCGCCAAGGCCGAGGACGCCAGCGAACATCATGTGGTCGATGTCGTGGGCGGCAAGAAGGGGCCGAAAGCCATCGCGCCGCAAGACAAATCTGGACCGGCGTAGAAAGGCGCCGGGGCAACGGGATCGGGAATTTCCGTGTCTCAACGCGATCTGATGCAGCATCGCGTTACGGCGTGTCTCACCGCATCAGGTAGGGGTAGTGAGCGCGGGAGGTTGCGACTCTCCAGAGGTTCCGCATGGCGACGGCCGTTTCCACCATTATCGACAATGCGCTGAAACGCATCAACATCCTGCAAATCGGCCAATCAGCCGATGGCGATCAGCAAACCGACGCTTTCACCTTCCTGAACATCATGCTCGACGGCTGGGCGACCGAACGGTCCACCATGCCGTTCATTGCCGTCACGCAATTCACCATCGTCAGTACGAAAGGCACACCGACGAATCCCTATACCGTGGGTGTCGGTGGGGATGCGAACGTCGCGCGGCCGGTCTGGATTGATCGCGTCACCTATACGGACAACAGCCAGTCGCCACCGCTCGAGCGGCAGTTGTACAAACTGACCGATGATGCGTATCAGTCGCTCCCGCTCAAGACGCTGACCAACACCCTGCCGGGATCGTGGTACTACCAGCCGACCTATAGCGGGAACCTCGGCTCGCTCTATCTATGGATGATTGCCACGCAGAGCAACTTGCAAGGCAATATCTATGCGCCCTCGGCCATCGCCACGTTCACCGATCCGAATCAGACCGTCGTTCTGCCACCGGGGTACCAGTTCGCGATTCAGGAAAATCTGGCCGTCCTGCTCGCCGCCACCTATCGCGAGAACATCCCGACGGATCCGAAGCTGCTGGAAAGCGCCGCGACCACGAAGTTGAACATCCGCCGCGCGAACATGGGCACCTTCAATGACCTCTGGCTGGATCCGATGTGGAGCGGACGCCGCTCGGGTGTGTATGACATCAACAGCGACAACTACGGCTCTGGGTCTGGGAAGTTCTGATGCGCTACCGAGAATTCCTCGGCGGCTCCTATACGCCACAGAGCATCCTGAGCGACGCCGAACGGCTCGTGAACTGGTATCCCGAGAAGGCCGAGAGTCCCAATAGTAAAACACCAGGCGCCCTCTATCCGACACCAGGCTTCTCCAAGTGGTGTACGACGGGAACTGGGATTGGAGGTCGCGCCCTCGCAACGATGAATGGGCGCACGCTCGGTGTGATGGGCAATACGATCGGAGAAGTCTTTGCGGCACAGACGTTCTCCAACTACGGCACCGTCAATCAAGATGCGAATCTGGCGCAGATTGCCTTTAATGGACCCATCGGCAATCAAGCCTTGATTGTCTCTGGTGGCTCCGCCAACACGCTGAATCTCACAACGAATGTCGTGACGCCCGTGGGTTCTCCGCCGTGGACCCTCTCCACGATGTGCGGCATGTTGGACGGCTACGGCATCATCTTCGACACGACCACTGGCCGGATCTGGGTGTCGCACGTTAATGACATGACGCTCTGGGATCCGACGCAATTCGCCGCGCGATCGGCTGCGCCCGATACGTGGAAAGCGATGGTGGTCAATCCCCCAGACATCTGGTTGATCGGATCGCTCTCGGGCGATGTGTGGTACGACGCGGGATCGTTTCCATTCCCCTTCGCGCCGCGGCAAGGCATCAACTTCAAGTACGGCATCATCGCGCCCTTCTCGTTGGTGGCGACGGGCTACGCGCAGCTCTGGTTGTCGCAAAGTCTAGATGGCTCAGGCATTGTGGTGCGGACGCGCGGCTATGCGCCGCAGCGTGTCAGCACGTATGCGGTCGAAACCGCAATTGCGAATTACGCCAGCACGTCCACGATTGCCGATGCGGAAGGCTTGGTCTATCAGGATCAGGGCCATACGTTCTATGTCTTGCAGTTCCCGACGGCGAATGCGACATGGGTCTATGACCTGGAACTGAACGAGTGGCATGAGCGCGGCTATTGGGATACGGCCGCGATGCAATATGACGCTTGGAAACCGCGCGTGCATACGTTCGCCTTCGGGACCACGCATCTGACCGCTGATCGTGGCACGAACACGATTTCGCAGATGTCGATCATGAACGCGACCGAACTGGATGGGTCCGCGATTCGTCGGTTGCGCCGCGCACCTGGCCCCTTCGCAGAGCATCGCGATATTCCCGTCAGACGGCTTGAGTATTACCTGGAAACCGGCACGTCCCTGCAATCGGGACAAGGCAGCAATGCGGTGGTGATGCACCGCACCTCCGATGATGGCGGCCGGACGTGGGTCCATCAAGCGAATAAGCTGATCGGATTGGTCGGCAAATACAAACAGAAGGGCGTGCGATTCACGCGCATGGGTGTGCCAGCCGATCGGGTGAACGAACTCACCGTGAGCGATCCGCTAATTAACTGGCGGATTGTGGATGCGTTCATCAACAGCGACGCGCCAGAAGCGCCGCAGGGCCGCTGATGGGACGCATCGATCCCATCCCTGATCGTGAGCCGCTGATCGAGCAAGGTACGTCGTATATCGATGGGATCTGGTATCGCTGGCTCTCTGTGCTACGCAACCTCGGCGCGAATAGCACTGGGCAGACCGGCTCGACGCTCGTCAAGACGGGTCAACATGCTGCGATCACCACGACCTCGCTGGTCCTGCCGGCGCTGACGAATGCGACGTACCGTGTCTCGGGCTACTTGCGGGTGACGACCCCCGATGGCGTCTCCAGCTCAGTGCAATTGACCTTGGGCTGGACGGAAAGCGCCTTAACCCTGAGCAAGACGCTGGCGGCCGTGACGGGCGATACCGTGACCTCGGTGCAAGATGGGCAATTAACCGCGTTCGTGGACCAGGGATCGGCGTTAACATATAGCACGGCTTACAGTTCCAATACCCCTGGCGCGATGCAATATACGCTCAGGCTGTTGGTGGAGCAGTTGGCGTCATGACGGCTCGCGTGCTGCCATTTATAGAGTGGGCCAAATTGGCTGGCACAGAACTAGATCCGTTGGTCAATCGATTCACGGATGATGAATTGCGCGTCATTGTGGTGGAGGACAAAGGCCAGATCATCGGCTGTTGGGGGCGGCTCATGATGGCGCACGTCGAAGGGTTCTGGATTGCGCCTTCGCAACGCCGCCGAGGTGGACGCGCGATGCGGACCTTGTTTAACGCGATGGTCGCAGATACTCGCGAAGCGGGCTTGGCCTCAGTCGTGACTGGAGCGGCGAACGAAGAAGTCGCGCGACTCCTCACCTATTGCGGCGCACAAGCGCTTCCACCAGCCTATGTGCTACCAATGGAGTACTCATGCCCGTCTTTGCATTAGCGCCAGCAGCGGCGACGGCATTCTGGGGCGCGGTTGGAACGGGCACTGCGGCTGGCCTCGGCGCCTTTGGTGCGCATGAACAAGCCAGCGGTGCCACATCAGCCGCAAACACGCAAGCCGCTGCCGCGAAGTACGCTGCCGACATTCAAGCCAAAGCGAATGCCGATGCCCTCGCGTTTCAGAAACAGCAAGCCGCCCTGAACGCACAGCAAGCGAATGCCGTGCAGCAAGCCAACTATAACCAGTGGGCCTCGCAGCAACGCGCGGCGTCTGATTTCGGGCAGATGTATGGCTTGCCGGCACGGAATATTCCCGCCTATGTGCCGTTACCGGGATCGGATGGCAGTACGAGCGGTGCGGCCAGCAACGGCAGTAGCAGTGCCTTTCCATCCGTACCGAGTAGTGGCAATGCGATGGATACATCCGCCATCCAGAACGTGCTGAAGCAGAACTACGCGGCGCTTGGCGTGTCTCCGACTGGCCCGGGCAGCGGACCGACCGACATTGCCTACTACGCCGGCAAGATTGCTGAAACAGGTGGTCTGACCCCGCAGAACTTCTCGTACTGGTTTGGTCCGAGTGGACGCATCGCAAGCGACCTCGGCAAATCAGGCGGGGGCGCGTCATCGACACCAGCCGCGAACAGTTTCGCCTCCATCACGCCAACCTCGATCAATACACCGATCGCGCCGATGGCGATGGGTGGCGCAGGCACCTACAACGCAACGCCGAATTCCTTCGCGTATCTGATTCCTCGAGTCTGAGTATGGAGAATCCCGACTACAACCCGGACAATCCCACGAGCGGCGCTGGTGGCGGTGGTGGGGGTGGATTGAATCTCCAGCCCATCCCGAACATGGCTGGAGCCATGTACGATCCGGCGACGGGTGATTTGTACGATGTCAACGGCAACAAAGTCGCCGGCCACTACGATCCGGCGACGCAGAATCTTACGGATCCGACGGGCGCGGTGCGTCACGTAACCGGGACAGGAGCGCCACCGACTCCAGGACAGACCGGCCCGTATACGACGCCGTATACCGCACCGACCGCTGCGCCACCGGCAACTGGGGGTGGGGGCGGGGGCGGCGGGAGCAACACCAGCGGAGGACCGCCCAATCCGTTCAATGTCCAGCCGTTTCAGCCGCCGACGCCGCTCGGCTTGCCGAATACGCCATCGTTCACGCCGCCGAGTTATACGCCACCGCCGCCATTCAGTTACCCGAAATTCGAGGCGCCGACCGCGCAGGATGCGCTCAACACGCCGGGGTATCAGTTCCCCTTGCAGCAAGGGCTGAGTGCGATCAGTAACACTCAAGCGGCGCAGGGATTGTGGAATACAGGGGCGACCGGCAAGGCGTTTCAGGACTACGCGCAGAACTATGCCTCGCAGTTCTACAACAACGTGTACAACCAAGCGCTGAACAGTTACATGGCGAATGCGAGTAACGCCATGAACACATATGCGACGAACGCCGAGACGCAGTACCTTCAGCCGTATTCGATTGCGTTCCAGAATGCCCAAGCCGCGTTCGCGCCGCAGATGACGGGATACCAGACGAACGCACAGAACATCATGAATTGGAACCAGCAGAACTATAACAACTCGCTGGCGGCCTGGAATGATCTATTCAATCAGCGACTCGGCACAGCGGATTTCCTGCATCGCGCCGCGACAAGCTGATGCCTGGGCCTTTCCAGTACCAGTCGTATCAGAATCCCTATGTGAACTCGATCAGTCAATTGATCGAGCGACAAGGCGAGATTCCGGCCCAAGCAGCGATCGAGAGTGCAAATGCCCAAGCACGAGCGCAAATCGCGAGCGGTCAAGCGTGGGGTGGAGCACTCCAAGGGGCGGGCCAAGCC